ATATCTTGAGCCTAAATCTCGCAGAATTACAAGATGCGGAAATTGACGCTCTAAATGATATCGCCGACAGCATTTTACAAAATGCCTAAATAAATAAAAGATAGCCTCCGCGAAAGCGGAGGTTATCTTTTTGCCCTAAATCTGACGGAACCGCGAGCAATCGCGGATCCGTTTTTTATGGCTTCCAACACAAACTATGGCAGGCGGCCGAGGCAAGGAGAAAACTTATCCCCACCGATAAGTGCGGTCATATGACCGCAGGAAATGTTAAATCCGACACAAACTATGACTTCAGGCGAGGTCAGGAACTGACGGCTAAAGACTAGGGAAGTCATAAAAAGGTGTTTGTCTAAATCATAAATTCATGCTAGAATACTCGTAGTGGGCAACCACTAGGCATAGCAAGTCGCTATTCCGTTAGGTGCGGTCATATGACCGCAGATAGGGTTAGGCAGATGAACGAAGAAGATTTTGACTCATTGGAAGTTTCAACCAATATCAACAATGAGCGCAAGCGCGCTGATGATATCAAGAAGCACAATGCTAAGATGATGGCAGAAGCGTTAGGTCGCGCTGATGTGTGATAACGAAGTGTTCTCTGTGTGGCTAGGTGGTGGCGAGTTCAACGAATATCTGCTATCCCTAGAGCGAGCAAAGGCTCTAGCCAAATTCCTAATGGAAGAGGGCTATGATGATGTGGTGATACGCCGAGAGGCTTGACCTAATCATAATTTCATAATAGAATTTTCTCCTAGCGGAACGCCTGACTTGTAGTTTGGGCAATTCAGGCTGGTAGCTAACTGCGTTCAAGGCGCATGGCATAGGTTCAACTCCTATGGTTAGCACTTGGTAGTAAATCGCTACCAACTAGGTGCGGTCATATGACCGCAGTTAGTAAAACTGAAAGGCACGAAATGGAACTTATCCAGTTAGAAGTAAGTAAGTGGGGCATCTCACTTCAAACCTACTTCGGTGATATTTACTTGTATCACCGCACATGGTTACTAGCAGCAGGCATTGTCGTAGTATTACGCGGTGCTAAACTTATCCGAAAGGCAGGCAAGAAGTCATGAGCAAATTGTACGACGAAGAACTATCTATGCGTATCGCTAGAGAAATCTTCACGCAAGAAGAGTTGGAAGAAATCCTACTCTTTGAAGAAGAGAATGAGATAGACATGGATGATTTGGACGACCTATATGAAAACTAGATGCGTGGAGTGTGGTCGTTCATTTGATATGTTTGATGATGATGATGCCGCAGAATTCTACTTCGGACATGATTGTCAGGAGTTTTAGATGAACCTAGAACTTAATGAGCGAGAAGTAGAAGTTATCCGACAAGCCTTGCGCTATGCAGAAGAAACGCATAAGCGTAATGACTTTAAGGTGCTGGTCTTAGAAGTGCAGGATTTGCGCTCAAAGATAAATGATGCTATAATTAGCACAAGGAAAACCGCGGTCGTATGACCGCACTAACGAAAGGTAAGGTGGTAAAGTGAGCGAAGACACAGCCGTATGTATCATGTGTGATAGCAATGATGCAACGCTAGAAACAGCGCACAATAGCGAGCCTATCTGCAACGATTGCGCATGGTCTTGCGATAGATGCGAAGATATCGGCACCGAGAATGATAATTGGTGGTCGGTAGACGGCGAGCGTTGGTGCGAAAGTTGCATAGATGATGCTTCTTATTGTGAGCGTTGCTGCGAATACTCATCTGATGGCGGATATTATATCCACGACAGGGGAGTTAATTGGTGTGATGGTTGCACAAGTTATCATGGTAATTGGTGTGACGAGTGCGAGCATTACACAGAAGATGACTGCGATAATTGCGGTGGAGATATGCAAAATGGCGTTCGTGTAGTCCATGACTATAACTATCGCCCTGACCCTGTATTCCACACTATCAAGGATAATGAGCGATTATTCTTTGGTGTAGAGTTAGAGATGGAAGTTGGTCACTATCGTAGCGAAGCGGCGTTGCATGCTTACAATGCGCTAGAACCTGACGACTATGCCTATCTTAAGAATGACGGCTCACTTGAAGATGGCTTTGAGTTAGTCACGCATCCGATGTCTTTTGACTTCCTTATGGATGGCGAAGCATCAGAAGAACTATGGAAAACCATAGAACAATTACGCACTGAGTACCAAGCGCGTTCCTACAATACCCGAACTTGTGGTTTCCATATCCACATCTCACGCACAGGTTTCAATGGTGGTGCGCATATGCACCGCTTCTTAAATCTAGTGTACTCCAACCCCGAATTTTATTCCAAGTTAGCAGGTCGTAAGTCTGACCAATGGGCAAAGTTTGATGATGTCTATCGTTCACACTATGACCCTGCTACCGAGAAGTATCAAGTAATCAAGGCGCTCAAAGATAAACTAACCTTTGACCCTAGATATGGCAATGATACTGACCGATACTCTGCAATCAACACACGCAACCGACATACCTTAGAGATGCGTATCTTCAAAGGTACTCTAAGTCGTGCTGCGCTTATGGCTCATATCCAATTAGCCCATGCAAGCGTAGAATATACTCGCAACTTATCGCTATCAGATGTTAAGTCAGGTGCGTTAGGTGCTAGTAGGTTCGTGGAGTTTATTATCAACAATAACCACGACTATCCTGACTTGCTTGCACGACTAGAGCATAAGCAATTACTGAGCCCACGCGTTGAGCAGGTACGCTTAGCCGACCCTACTAACTACAATTACGATAGGGAAACTAATGAATTCTTCCGTCGCGAGCGCGAGCGTAGATGGCGTGAAGAAGAAGAACGCCAAGAGCGCGAACGAGTAGAGCGTCAGGCTAACCGCGGTCATATGACCGCAGATGATTTACCTAATGAAACAATACAAGATTACATTAACCGCATGACTAGCGAAGTATATACTCGAACTTACAATGCAGCAACAAATACATTTACTATCAGAACGGAGAATAACTAAAGTGTGCCTATTACTCGTATGCTCGCCTAATTCTATTCCAAAGAAGAGCAACCTACAGACCGCCGCATGTACCAATCCACATGGATTTGGTTACGCTATCATTACCCCTACTGGCATCATTACTGGCAAGGGTATGTCTGCCAAGAAAACTATCAACAAGTTCCTATCTTTACGCAAGCAGTATCCTGATAGTTATGCAATGTTCCACGCTCGCTATGCAACACATGGCGTTAAGAACGAAGATAACTGCCACCCGTTCAAGGTGTCGGGATATCCCGATACTTACTTAGCCCACAATGGTGTGCTAGATGTACATATCAACGCTGGCGATAGACGCTCAGATACTCGCGTCTTTGCAGAAGATATTCTCCCTGCTATGGGTGGCGTTACTGCGTTAGACAATGACAATGTATGGAAGATGGTTAGTAAGTGGGCATCAGGTAGCAAGATTGCTATCTTCACGCTCAACCCTAACGCCAAAGACCAAGTGTATATCATCAACGAGAATGCTGGTCATTGGGATAATGATGGCATATGGTGGTCTAACTATACCTACTGCGATAGTAAGTATTGGACTAACTATGACTATTCATCTAGCAAGTCACACTATGCAGATGATATAGACAAGTACGAAGAAGCAAGTGTCTGCAAGATATGCGAAGCAGTACCATTTGAAGATGCTAACCCATACTACTGCGAGATGTGTATGTCTTGCGTAGATTGCTATGGCATCTATGGTGATACCTGCCTATGCTGGACACCTGATAGAGATAGAGCAATAGTAAGAGCAGCCAACAATGTGTTAGGATATTACAATGAACAATTCGACTTCTAAAGTTATCTACATTGACGAGCCAATTAGCGGGCAAGTCGTGGGCGGTTGGATTATTATTACTTCATCCGCAAGCGGCGATACCCACTATGGTTCTTTCAAGACACAGGAAGAAGCCCTGCAATTTGCATCTCAATTTGACTGGGCTAAGGTAAGTCCGCTATACTGGGCTACTAGCAATAGGGGGTGACATGACACCACAGATGCAGGAAGAGTTGCGTGAGATACTCATAGATTATCTTGCGCTACTCACCTCATCCGTCGGGATATCCCGACAGGATGACTTAATACACACTATGCGAATTAACAAAGTTCGCCTACTACTCAACTCACTATAAGAAAAGGAATGGCAATGAGCGAAGTCACACAAGATGAGATGGTCAGCAAGTACGACATCCAACTTAAGAAAGAAACCGTTACTGGTTGGCTTAAGGAGATTACCTTAACTGATGCAACTGGTAAAGTTATAGAACTAAATCTATATTGGAATGATGTTGATGGTTATGATGCAACAATAAAAGGTAGTAATAAGTTACCCGAAATGGATAGACCCGAGTTTGAGTATATCCTTGATTGCATTACTGAGGACTTAAAGTTCGACAGAGATAATCCGTGGAACATGGTAGATTTTGCAGGTACTCTCCATGAGTAATCCTGACTGGAACTTTGAGCCACTTGATGACGAGTGTGAGAACTGCTTAGAAGAATGCGAATGTGATGATGACGACGACTGGGAGGTCTATGATGACGACTTATCTGAGTAGTCTTGTCGGAAATTGTTCGTCCGACACAAACCCTGACGCGTGGTTTCCAACCGTGCAGAACGGCGGTCGTATGTCAGGAGTCTTACGCAAGATGGCTCCCGAGATTAAACGAGCAATCGCTCTGTGCAATTCATGTCCTGTGCAGGAGAAGTGTCTTGAGCAGGGAATGGAGCCTCGCAACTTGGGACATGGTATTTGGGGTGGTAAACTAGCAGGCGAACGCATTGCTATGGCAGATGAACGGGGTATCCAGTACTTGCCACCGCCTCACAATAAGGGTAGAAAGCATGGCTCTTACTTGCGTAAGCAGTCAGGTGTATCGCCAACTGGCGGCAACTATGGAGGTGGTAGTGATTATAATGAGGATGTAAACTGCATCACATTAGAAGAGAAAACCTATGCGGTTAAGTTCGTAGAGCGAATAAGACCATACTTAGAGGAGAGTAATGACTAGACGATTGTTGCTACTGCTTGTTATCCTACTGCTTGCTGGTACAATAGAGAGCAGGATTACAGCAGAACCTAAGCCTATAGATAGGGCTTGGACTGTTACTGATAGCAAAGCTTATGCAAGAGATGCGCTATACCATTGGGCGGATAAGCAATTCGTATGCCTATCTAAACTATGGGGCAAGGAGTCCGCATGGAATCCTAGAGCATACAATAAGAATAAAGTAATGGGCAAAAACGCTGGCGGTATTCCGCAACTACTGGGACTATCACCTGATACACCAGCACCTATTCAGATAGATAGAGGCTTGGCGTATATCAAGTACAGATACATGACTCCATGCCATGCATGGGCTCATCATAAGAAGAAAGGTTGGTACTGATGCCAACATACGACTATGAGTGTCCTGGAGATGGTGTAAAGGTAGAACTCAATCTGCCTATCAACCATGAGCAACCGCATTGTGATACTTGCGGCGCACCTATGACACGCATCTACAATGCACCAGCAATTCAATTCAAAGGCTCAGGCTTTTATTCAACAGGAGGGTAATGAGTAGCGAGAATGATAAACTTGGAGATGACTTGTATTATTCTATACAGGAATACTTTGATACATACGATTGGGACGAAGAGTTCGAGAAACTGTTGAGGAAGTATGAGTAAATCTGATTGGGACTTAGACTTCCGTCATGGTGTAGATGGGGAGAATATGATAGCAAATATTCTCTCTATCGAAACTGTGGAAGTCAAGAACGATAGGCGTTGGTCAGAAACTGGCAATGTCTATATCGAAACTGATTGTTACTATGTAAAGAGCCAAGCATGGGAGCCTTCTGGCATCAATGTCAGTAAGGCTACCCATTGGGCTTTCGTATTAGATGATGTTGCAGTCATCTTACCACTAGAAAGGTTAAAGAAAATCGTAGAAAGATTTGGACGACCCATCACTTGTAACATACCGCCTAACTATTCGAGAGGTTTCTTGATTAGTGTAGTAGAACTAATGGCGGTAATAGATATTGAATAAAGATTTAGTCGATATCTTCTCTGGTGTAGGCTTCTTGATGTTCGATTTGTTCATCTTGCTCATCATTTTCCCCTACATTTTCCGTACTCTCTTCATCTAAGAAAGGACGGAAGCCACCAAGTTTCTGTATCAATCTCTTTAGCGCTCGATTGCCACGCATACGAGCAGCATCATCACTAGGTAATTCTAGTGTGCTAGCGATGCTAGCATCAGGTAATTGATTTGCATACTTTAAGTAAAGGATATACTTATCCTCTTCGCTCAACTTAGAATAAGCAGATTTAATTTCAGCCATCATCACCATGCCGTTGCCACCTTCGGCTGGTGCTGGTGGCTTTCCTGGCATTCCAAGATTTAATACTGGCGCTTTATCAGTTGCGCCTAGCAAGATTGTAGGTAAGAAAGATTTAACTACATCAATATCATAGAAGAATAAGTCAGATACTTCGTATCCTAATGACTTTGCTTTCCATGTTTGGCAGTAATCAATTGCTTGATTGCGAAGCGAACGATAGATTAAATTCTGCGCAGACTTCTTACCTAACGCTTCCCATTCAGTAAGTTTACGGGGATGCGATAAGAACCATTCGTAAAGATTCTGTTTGATATCTTCACGCTCTACCATTGAGAACTTCTTGTGATACTCATCTGCTACATGGCAGACAATATAATCCCAAGGTTGGATGCGTTCCCATTTCATCGACCCCACACCTTACCTTCCACAATGAATGAACCATCTCTTTGAATTGGGATAACACTTGGCACTACAGTTTTGCCATCTACATAGAGCATGCCGAAGCCTTGCTGCCATGTGAATAAGCCACCTTTAATATACTTTGCATCACGATATCGCATAAGGTTGCCCACTTCCATACCCCATACAGTTCGTGGTGCAGCCGAACCATATGCTTGAGTGTTATGGGCAAGACCCATGCGATGCGTGTGTCCACATACTACTGACTTGCCAGTACGCATTGCGAGTCCTAATGCGGTAAGACCGCCAGTTGATTTCATTGAGCCTTCATCGCCATGCATTAGCAACCAATTAGGTGCCAACTCGTATGGCTTCTCATGATACTCAGCGCCGATTTCATCAAGGCGCAAGAACTCTGTAAGTTCCAACTCAGGTAACCCGAGAAGTCCAGGAGAGCGCATCATTACCGTGTTATACAGTCGGTCGGTGTGGTTCGACCTGATGATGTGCTTTACTTTTAACTTCTCGAGTACCCGAGTTGTTTCGTCTCTATCCCGTCCGATAGAACGCTCGTATTCTAAAGGAGTACCCTTACTCCATTTAGAGATTGTCTGCATATCCATTTCGTCACCTACAGATACTACTTCTGTTGGCTTGTATGCCTTAATAAATTTTGCTAGGTTATCTACTGCTCGTCTATCGTGGTACGGTATCTGTAAGTCAGATACGCAGACTATTGTTTTCATGGCTTCTTCTTGGCTACTTTCTTTTTAGTAGTTTTCTTAGTAGTTGCACGACGCTTGTTTTCTTTGGCAACATTTTTGGAGTGCGACATTGTTTGCAAGTTGCGCTTTCCATCTCGCCCTGCTCTGCCACCGTTATCTTTATGGTCAACATCGGTGGTACGCGGTAAGGTTTTCCCTGTTGCCTTCTCGTAATCAACCCTTGCCTTATTACTTGAAGTAGTTTCAACACTTCCATCTTTTCGCTTTCGCTTAAAGACATAGATTGGTCGTCCACCATTTTGCTTACTTCCCTTGTATGGTCCGAATATTTTCATAATTGTCTATTCCAAATCTTTCTGGCTTCGTTAAGAAGCACATCGCCATCTTCCTTATCCCATTGTTCTCGCTGCACTAGCAATCCAATGATTGCATAGTTGGCCAAGTCTTTTAAAGTATCTTCGATTGATTCATAGTTAGGTTCTGCTCCATGCTTGACATAAGTTAGGTTCTTAAGTCTAGCCATCTTGTCATGCATACGCACTAGCAACCCATTCATTGCGCCGCCTGGCGCTTCTGAGATATTCTTTGGGCCATAGTCCTGATGCTTACGAAGTAGCAACTCTTCTAGTTCAATGAAGGTATCCTTCACATGCATTTCAAACATCGTCTTTATTCTCCCTTTCAAGTAATCGTTCATACTCATAATCCACACCACGCATTACTGCGGAGATGAATGCTTCTCTTGCATACTTAGTAAACTTCTTAGGGTCTACCGTTGCCATGTATAGAACTTCAAATGTCTCTTCTGCCAATCGTCTAGTTTCAATTGGGTTATTAGCATTATTGTATAGGTTACGGAGTAGTGAACCTAGCCGCAGGCTATAACCTTCTTGAATCTCATATACTGGGTCGAAGAGGTCTTCCTCATCTTCAATTAGATGGTCTGCTTGCTCGAAGACATTAGCGAATACTTCGCCGCAGTCAGGGCATTTCCTAATCTTCCTCAAGAGTTAACCCCATTTTCTCTTTGATATAATCTGCTCCGTATTTGACATAAGTTGAGTTAACGTCTTCTCCGTCGTCCATCGAGATGATAGTAACTGGTAATTCGCGGGCAAGACTACTGGCGAATTCTTTTCCTGGCTGGTCGCCATCTGCGAAGACAAAGACTCTTTCAAAGTCGGCGAGAAGCCTTGTATAGTGCTTCTTCCAAGAGTTCGCTCCAGGAACGCCAACGCAGGGAATTCCCACCATAGATGACATAGTAATCGTGTCCAACTCTCCCTCACAGATTCCAATCCAATCGCCAGCACGTTCAATGTCCAGAACATTATAGAGGTGAGTAGTAGCGCCGACCATGCCCATATACTTCGGTTCAACAGCAGGGTTAAGTGCGCGAAAACGCAAGTCAACCACGCCAGTCTTAGTGATATACGGAATCGCCAGTCTTCCAATAAATTGTTCATGTCCAGGCTCAGGCGCTTCTACTACGCCGAATCGCGCCTGCCGTGCCGCTGAGTGGCTTATGCCCCTGCTTGCCAGGTAGTTTTCTGCCAGATGAATACTTGCTGAATACCTGTGAACCGCTTGTCCCAGTGATTCCTTCTGCGATTGATTTTGCTTCACGAATATCGCATCCTTCCTTCTTTGCAATTATTTGAATGCTATTGCCTTGCATACCACACGCGAAGCAATTAAAAATATTATTTCTTGTATTAAAACTTGCACTTGCATGCGAGTCATTGTGGAACGGACATTTGATATTGACTTGTCCGCTATCGCGTGTGATGTGTGCGCCGTAGTGGCGCAGTACATCTACGATATCAGGCAGGTCATTTTCCAAAAAGGTCTCCTAGTCTAAAAACCAAATACGAATCCGCGATTGATTTGCCGCGGGCTTTGATGACGACTGCTGGGAGGATTGCTTCGATGTCGATGTCCCGTGCTTTGGCGTAGTTCGCGGATTCAATTTGTGATTCTCGTATCCATCCCGATAGATTGATTCGCCCGTTGGCACCTGGGGCTTTCGCCTCGATGATTCCAATACTTCCAAGGAAATCTTTACGGACGACAATGTCTCCTTCATCGAGTTTGCCTGCTCTTGCAAGCCTCTCAGCGTCGTAGTTATTTCCTCTAAAATAGTCTCGTAATTGTGTTTCAAAATTAGCGCCTCTCGCTTTATGTGATTTTCTAGTTGTCATGAGTTCTCTGGGATGTCCTCCACGTACATATATTCAGGATTAAACGCAAGCCACGTGGTAAGGGTTCCGTTGGCATCTGCTCTTCCGTAGCGATTCTTGACTGGTGCAACGCCCAACGATGTGCCAACGGTGCCGAGCGTACATATGAGAGCAGGGAGTTGGGAAACTTTACCTTGAATCGCCGAGCGAGGTTGACACGGACTCCCAAGAACTGCCTCAGAAGTATGATGTAAAACCACAATCGCCGCATTCGTATCTCTAGCAAGGTACTTCAACTCCTTCATAATCGCTCTCATCGAAGCGAATTCTTCGCCACCATCTGTGGCTACGTCCATTAAATTGTCGAGGACGATGAGGGCTGGGGGCATACCCCAGAGTTCCTCAAACGCCTCAACTTCTTCTGCTATATCCTCCAATGAAGGAGATGATTCAAACGACCAGACTATATGACTTCCTTTTTGGAGAACTGCTTTAGTCCAACCAACATCAGTATTAAGTTTCGTTTCCACATCAGTTTGATTTTTCCCCGAAATCATTGATGCGAGTCTCATTGCCATTGTGTGCGCGTTAGTATCCGCAGATATGTAGAGTGTTGGCACATTAGTCTTGAGAGCCAAAGCAAGTGCGAGCGTGGATTTCCCCGTCCCTGGCGCACCTGCAAACATTGAAACTTCTGAACGACGAATGATAATCTTGTTCTGTTCAAATTCTTTAAAGCAACTATGTAAAGGCTCACCTCCGATAGACTTACGTCCAACTGAGCGTACGAGTGTTCTCATTGGTGAACCTTTCTAGTTAAAATGGGAATTCTTCGTTTTCTAGTTTACTGGCTTGCACTGCTCTGGGCCCTGCGGCATCGGACATACCCACATTGCGTAAGGCTTGCCCGTCTTGCTGCTGATGCCCGACTTGTACTTGCGTGGTCCGTGAGTACACATCGGCGCTCCCTGTGCTGGAGCCGTAGCGGTAGGACTCTGAGCCTGGGGCGGAGTTGAGAACTGCGGTGGCTCTGTGCTTTCTGTGGAACTCGATGTCGATAAAGGGGATATCGTGTTCGCCTGCGCAATCTGTCGCTGGGTTGCTGCAATCTGAGTTGCATAATCCCCAATGTTTTCGAGTAATACAGATAGTTCATCAGCAGTATGCGCACGAATGTTAATCATGTCGCCAGTTGATGTCTTGTATGATACTTGTAGTTTCCAGTCTTCTGACATTTATTTATCCTTCTTAGTTGAGAATTGGCAATACTCGGTGAGTCCACACATGTATTGAC